TTATTCATCTTATTTCAACTACAATTACTCAAGACGAGTGGGGAAATGAGATTGAAACTCGAACCGAAAGAAAAGTCTTTGCAAATGAAAATTCTATTGGATCATCTGAATATTATAATGCTGCCAGTCAAGGATTAAGGCCAGAACTTAAATTTGAAATTCGGTCTATTGAGTACTCTGGCGAAAAAGAAATAAAATTTGACGGCGATATTTATAATATTATTCAAAGTCAATCAATGGGTGCCAAAACTATTCTCACTTGCGAGAAGGTGAATGGCGATGTCTAACTCAATCGACATTAATCAACTGGCAGACGAAATAGTTAACACAGTTGAGAATTACACCGAACCAGTCAAAAAAGAGATTGAAAAAGAGACTCGTTCATTTGCCAGAAAGATCAAAAATGAGATTAAAGAAAAGTCTCCTGAACTAACTGGAGACTACAAAGCGGGCTGGTCTTATACAACAAGCAAAAAACATGGTCGGATAGTGATCACAGTTTATAACAAAACTGATTATCAGCTAACACATCTTTTGGAAAAAGGCCATGCAATAGCTGGCGGAACTGGCAGAGTTCCTGCATATCCGCATATTGGGCCAGTTGAAAGAAAATATATTCCGCAGTACGAAGAAAGAATCAATGAAATCTTAAAGAACGGTGGGTGATTAAATGACTTATATAGAGTTATTCAACAGCTTAAAGACTCTTGGCTATCCTGTAGCATATGATACTTTCAACAGTCCACAATCACCGCCATTTATCACGATTCTATACACGAATAATAATGATTTAATGGCAGATAATATTAACTATGTAGATGTCAAAAATTTTCAGATTGAACTCTACACCGACAAGTATTATCCACCAACAGAAAAGGAAGTTGAAGATTTACTTAAAAACATTGGACTTGCTTATGACAAATCGCAAGTACCAATGCCAGACGAAGATTTATACCAGACAGTTTACGACATTGAATTAATATAATAGGAGGTTTATAAAAATGCCAGAAAACAAAGTTACTTTTGGTATATCAAATATGCATGTCGCTTTTTTAGGACAAGCACAGACAGGTAAAATTGAGGTTACAAATCCGCCATCAACAGATGGAGAAATAACATTACAAATCACAGCAGACACTCTTTTGGGAGTTGATTCCCCAGCAAGTGTTGTAATACCTTTAGCAAGTGAAACTCACACAAATGCAGCTAAAGTTGCATCAGCAATCGTGAATGTATTAAACAATGATGATGTAATCAACGAAGTGTTTAGGGTTTGGCACAATGTCGGGGTAGTATATCTTGCAACAAAGGTAGCACAAACTGATGATGCTACATTATCAATTTCATTTACAGATACAGGTGTTACCGGAGCGACAATGGGTACTTATGCAGAAGTTGCTGACGGAACTACTGGTTATGGAAACCCAAAAGCTGTAGATGGAACTGTTAGCTTAACAACTACTCCTGAAGGTGATGAGAATACTTTTTATGCAGATAACACAAAGTATTACATCTCAACTACTAATAATGGTTATACAGGAGATTGGGAAGCTGCTAAGCTGCCTAAAGATATTCTTGCAGAAATGGTTGGAATGATAATTGATAATGATGGAGCATTAGTCGAAGATGCCGACGGAAAACAAAAAGAATTTGCTCTCATGGGCCAATTTGAAGGTGACGATCATGCAGGTAGATTTGTATATTACAGATGCAAGTCTTCTAGACCTGGACAAAACAGTTCTACAACTGATTCTGGAGTTACACCTGACACTAATACAGCCGGACTAACAATGCTGCCGTATGAGTACGATGGTAAAAAAATTGTTAAGAAAACTATTGAAAAAGCAGATAATGAAGCAGTTTATAATTCTTTCTTTGATGCTGTTTCAATGCCAAACTTTGCTGCTTAATAGGAGATGGTAATTAATGAAAAAAATTAAATTAACAAATAAAAAGATAGGGCTTAGGGCTACTCCTATGGCCCTTCTTTTTTATGATCAAGCTTTTGATAGCGATTTAATTGCAGACTTAGCAAAATTCCAACAAGAACATTTACCTAAAGTAGTTAATGGCGACTTTAGCAGTTTTAAATCAGTCAATCTACTAAAAATTGGTTGGGCTATGAATAAAGCAAATAATTACCCTGGTGATTTTCCAACTTTTGAAGAATGGGTTAATGATTTAGATTCACAAGATGTAACAAGCCCTAAATTTATGATGGGGGTAGTCAACGAAGCGACAGATGGCTTTTTTCGTAGAAAAGAATCTGGAGGAAAACCAGAGGCAGAATAAAAACCGCGAGACTGATGATAAGTTACATTTAATAATTATTGCAATGAGCAAAAAAATGAATATGTCTTTTGAAGAACTTAATCAATTTAGAGTCAAAGATTTTTTAGAAACTTTTAATATTTTTACAGGAAAATCAAGTCAAAATGATTTAAAAGAAAACAACAAACCCAGAAAAGCAACTCAAGCAGATATAGATATTATGATGGGGAGGAGGTAATTGAATGGCTAGACAAATAAAAGGTATAAGTGTTCGTATAGATGCAGAAACAAAAGGCCTCAATGCTGCTCTTAAAGATGTTCGTTCCGAATCGAATAAAATAGGTAGGGAATTATACAAAGTTAATCGAGGTTTAAGATTTTCTCCAAAATCAACAGAATTATTAAGCCAGAAACAGGATTTATTAAAAAATAGAATTGAATCGACAAAAAAAGAACTGAGTGCTTTAAAACAGTCCCAAGATGAAATAGAGAAAAAGTTTAAAAAGGGCGAGATAGATGATAAGCAATATCGTGAATTTAAGCGAGATATTGTTCAGGCCGAAAGCAAACTTGATACATTCAATGGCCAGTTAAATGAAACTAACAAGCAAGCCAGAAATGCAAAATATGGATTAGATGATCTCAAAAAAGCTGGTAGAATGCTTGCTACTGGAATGGCTGCAGCTGGAGCTGCTATTACATCGGTTGGGTATGTAGTCGGCAAAGAAATCAATAAGACAATGGAATATGCCGATGAAGTAGATAAGTTGAGCCAGAAAATGGGCTTAACAAAAGAAGCAACTCAGGAATGGACTTTTGTTGCCGAACAAAATGGGACTACTCTAGATTCACTAACAAGAGCTTTAGGTAGATTTCAAAAAAATGTTGGTGATGCTGATGATGGTTTAACGACTGCGACTAGATCATTTAATCAGTTAGGAGTCGAAATATCAGACAGTTCAGGTCAACTAAAAACTATGGATGAAATTTTTCCTGAAACAATTAGAAAACTTTCTGATATGGAAGATATTACAAAAAGAAATCAAATTGCAATGAACTTGTTTGGTCGAGGTGGAAAAGAGTTAATCCCAATACTTAACAATACAACTGGCGAAATTGATGACTTGATAGAAAAAGCAAATGATTTAGATCTTGTAATGTCTGATGAAGATATTCAAAGTTGGGTTAACTTCAAAGATGCCACTCATGAAGTAACTGAAGAATTTGATGCACTTAGAAGAAATCTAGCGAATGATTTCCTCCCTTATCTGCAAACTGAATTTTTGCCTTATATCCAAGACACATTAGTTCCTACTATCAAAAGTATAACAGACGCTTTTTCTTATGGCTGGATGTCTTTTTCATATGAAGGTGGAGAAGAAGCAAAGAATGCTATTAATAGTATAGAAGAGTTGTCAGAAGCTCAAGACTTACTGCTAGAAAAACAAAAAGAGCTTTCTAATACAAGAAGCATTGAAGATTTAAGCGTTTGGGAAAAAGCGACAATGTCCGCCGAAGATAAACAAAATTTGTATGAAAGAAGAAGATTGTTAGAAGATGAAGTAGCATTACTAGAATACAGAATTGAAAACTGGGATAGGTTAAATTCTAAGTCAGGCGACAGCGGTGGAGATGGTGGAGAAACAGTTGTAGGTTCTGGGTTAAGCGATTATGAAAAATTTCTTCAAAGTATAAATGAAGAATCCGAAAAATATAAAAGAAATAAAATCATTGATTCTATTGGCGAAGATTACAAAAAAGCTGTTAAACAATTAGAATTTGAAAAGCAAGATAAATTAAGTTTGATTGATACTTTTGACATAAGCGATTCCGAAGCTCAAAAAGCCAAAGAAAAAGTTAAACAACTTTATAATGATATGATTGCTGATGCTATAACAGAGGGTAGAGAAAAGTGGAAGAAAGAGCAGAAAGAGCAGGAAAAAGAAAGAGAAGAACAACGAAAAGAAGAGCTGCAAGCTGAAAAAGAACTTCAAAGAGAAATTATAGATAACCGTTTTGAAATGAATGACTTATCCAAAACTCAATACAGAAAATATTTAAGGGATCGTCTTGATGAATATGACAAATATACCGATGAATGGGTAAGAATTCGCAAAAAAATTGATGACACTTTAGAAGCAAGCAGCCCTAATGATTATTCTTCTAACCTTGCCAATCTTGGCCGAATGGGAAGAAATGCAGCTACCGGCTACGATGGCACAAAAGAGCAAGTTCAATCAATCAACTGGATGACTGATGCTTTTGTAGATCTAGGGCTAGAAATTGAAGAA